ACTGGTGCTCACATTTCCTTGTGATACCCAATCATGAGAACATTCAGTAATGCTTTGCATATTATAAACGGGTTCTCCATTAGAGTCAAGTTGAGATCCAAAACGAGTTAGGAGAAGGTTGTATGCTTTCTCTCTCAATTCCATTCTTTCTTCAGAGTAACGCCAATCTTCATTCATTTGAACTGTCCCATTCCTGTACCAGAGTTCCAACCACCAGGACCAGATTGGAAGTTTTCAGACCCACCAGGACTTTGGATTTCTTCCTTCCAAGTGCCCCAATACTTAGAAGCACGTTCATACATTTGTTGATGAATGTCTTGTGCTTCTTTCTTAGGTTGTGCTGCTTCTACAATTCGCTGCTCCTCAATTTTCTGAACAACGTGCTTTTCATAAGCAATAACCTTTTCGGTTTTCACTGGAGTAGAAAACCAATTATCAGTAGGAGTCACTACTGGTGCAGCGACTCCAGTATAAGAAGGTTGAAGTTTCTCAACCTTCTTTGGTTCATCATCAATGAATTCACTCTTAGGAATGAATACTTTTTTCAGTTTGTTGATTACCTTTTGAATCATGACCAGACAAGTCGTTTAGTATAGTTATAAGCGTATTGTTCACGATACCCTTTGATACCCCAACCTAACCAATAGTAGGCACCAACCATGTATTGATGAACGGGTTGTCCAGCACCTTCAAACTCAGGAAGAATTTTTTGGAACTGCGACTCATTAATCATATAACGAGTCTGCCCTTCAATACTGCTAGGATTGCAACCATATTTCTTACAGAAGTTTCCTAGACCCTTGTACCTAGCGTAAGTGGTCCACTGAATGAGACCATAACCACCACGATAGCACTTCTCATAAGGGACTCTAGCACCACCTTCACAGATGTTTGCATGGAAATTACTCTCTGACTTAATATTGCCCATAATCGTTGCAAGGGCATTACGGTCTCTGATGTTTGTACTCTCTTGGAGTTTTGCTAAAACATACTTTTCATTAGGATTGCAACCAGGACACTTCCAAGATTTTTCTACTACCTCAATTGGAACTGCCTTACCATTATCAACTTTTACATCTACCATTGCAACTTGTGGTGGTGCTGCAATCTCACTGATTGAAGGATAGGCACACGCCGCACCAGTTGTTACAAGAATTGTAGCAATAATTTTATTAAACATTAAATCGATTGAACTCAGCATCCGCATAGAGATAAAATCTCTGTCGGCACAAGTTTATGTAGTGTAGCACTAAAATTGCACTGTGTCAAACCTGTCAGGGAGTGCTGACCCAAACTCTGGGAAATAAGTCCTAAACAGTTGACTTGCTTCAATATGCTGACCTTCATCAGTCAACTTTTTACATTCTTCAAGTATTTTCTTTTTAAAACTTTGTGATGCTCCGTTAGTCATCCGTGTCTCCTAAGTATTCCAGTGAATAGATTTCATGATCTTCGATTTCTGGATTCAACCACTCATAAAACTCAGCTCTAATGGCGTGTGCATCTTCTATGGTATCAATAACATCATAGGTAGGAATTTCACAAAGAGTATGTATACGATCTATTGCCCAGTCATGCGTCGCTTTCAGGGTGTCTTCCAAAGTTACCATAATCTTTTCGCATGTAGCGTCCAAGGATGTTGCTATTGTAGTACGCTGGACTGCCGTCGTCAAGTGCCTCAGATAAGACATTATTTAAGAATAACTGTTTTGTTTCCTCAAAATTACAATTACCCTTCGTGGTGTGGAGACTTATTATTTCTCTATTGAAAGTCTCTTTACCGTATTTTTTTAAATCCTCTTTTAATTCTGGGCAAGAACCGTAATACTTCTTCCAATCCGATTCTTGTTTTACTTTTCTTTTTTTACCCGGTGGTTTTCTGAACGACCAAAAATACTTTCTACCAATGTAACGTCGTGAGTTGGACTTATTGGTAATGAGATAAACAAACCCGAAGTAATCCCCAATATCAATACTATCAAAAGGTTTGTTATCAAACGTCCATGGATTCTCATAACTTACATCATTATTTATCTCAGAGCTCATCTTATAGAATTCAATGAGCTATTATTTATCTTTAACCGGGACAAACCTAGTCTAGACAAAAAAAGGGGACTTGTCAAGCCCCCTGAGTATTATGTGAGTTTTGTATCAACCTTTGTTTCTCAGGTTCTCAGCAGACTTAGAAATAACACCCTGCATCTTACCCATCTTATATCTGTTATCGCCAGATGCTTCACCAGTCTCATCAGCATCCTTCATAGCAGCAGTTCTCAGTTTCTTGTATCTGTCATACATACGACCGTGCTTTTTAGCATCAATCTCTTTGTAACCTTCACTCATTTCTGCTTCGACAATTTTTTCAATCTCTTTTGAAGTGAACAGTCCAGTTGCTTCCAGATCTTCTTTCTTTACTCCTCTTCTTGCCTCATGCTCCTTCTTAGCAGCCGCCATAGCATCGAGACCAGGAGCACCCTTTTTACCCTGCTTGTCCATTAGTGCCTTTGCTCTCGCAACAGACTTTTCACCAGAACCAGGGTTATGACCAGGAGCACCATATCCCTCTTTAACGTTCTCTTCACCAAGTCTAGCAGCGGCGCTAGACGCCTTAGAAGCAACGCTACCAACGGCACTTGCTGCTTTACGGAGACCCTTACCAATGAGTCCTCTGACGCCCTTCTTGACTTGCTCTTTCTTCTTCTGAACAGCACCTGCAACTGCCTGCTGACCAGCACGTCCTGCTCTTCTTGCCTCATCCTTAGCAATAGAAGCAGCAATACTACCAACTGCCTTTGCAGTCTTTACCTTCTCCTTACCAGCCTTTACTGCCTCTCCTGCCTTTCTCTTGGCATATCTAATACGCCCTTTCAGCATACTCTTCTTCTCGGGTGCCTTAGGTGCCTCTGTATCGTGCCCGTAGGTTACCTTTGCCTCAATGAAGTCAAGTGCTGCTTCTTCCACAACATCAAGAACTTCCTCAGTCTCATATCCTTCTGAGACGTACTCTTCTACAAGTTCATTAAAAATTTCTTCTACAACTTCCTCAGAGAGATCATCTACAAGAATCTCATCGGTAGAAACATAAACTTGTTGATAAAGAGATCTGAGTTCTCCGTATTCTGACTGCGACAGGGACTTCATGTTACTATTTTAATATCCTTTATATGGATATTTATAAAAAAAGAGGGTCAAAGACCCTCCGTATCATTCATCCATTCTGAGCAGTAATCATAATCTCCGAAGAGATATTCATCGCAGTCTGCTGCCTCTTGATAAGCGGCAAGCATTTTTTTAGTATCCCAGTTATAGTTGGAATCCTGTAAAAGAGTTCTCTGTGACATCTTGCTTGATTCCTCCGACGATATAGGACTCAACTTCGGTTTCTTGTGGTGCCACTTGAAGACCCTTAGAAGAAATCCAGTGCTCTGTCCAAGGAAGTGGATTATTCTTTGCTGGAATGTCATAGAGAGGTTTGAGTCCAATTGCTTTCATTCTACGGTTAGCAATCCATTCAACATACTGCTGTAACAGTTTGTCATTCAGACCAATCATAGATCCATCCTTAAACAGATACTCTGCCCAATACTTCTCTTGATTGACTGCATTCTCAAACGCCTTATACAACCATTGCTCTTCTTCTTTGGCAATCCTCTGCATCTCTGAGTCATCACCACTCATCCAATTCTTAAGGATGTTCTGAGTGATGACCAAGTGCTGATTTTCATCTCTAGCAATTAGTGAGATGATTTTTGCACTTCCTTCCATAAGCTTGAGTTCGCCAAAAGCAAAACTGCAAGCAAATGACACGTAAAAGCGAATGCCTTCAAGTATATTAACGTTTGCAACTGCTCTGTAGAGCTTGCGCTTGAGTTCATACCTTGCCTCTTTTGCGTATGGGACTTGCTCTAATGCGTGCAACCACTCAGCAGAATTATCGTATTGATGTGCTGAGTTGATAAAGTCATTATACGCTTGAGTCACCGTCACTGCACGCTCCATAATACGATCCTCTTTAAGGATGGTATCAAAAACCTCAGATGGGTCTGAATAAACGTTTTTGATGATATATGTGTAGGAGCGTGAGTGAATCATCTCCATGAATTCCCACACTTTCATACAAGCTTCCAGTTCAGGAAGG